CAATTGGACTTGATTGGTGCTGGCATAGGCCTTCACGCGACCGAGCAGGCTGGCCGTGGTCAAGGTCGGCAACGCGTCGGACGCCACAAAAGGCGCTGACTGGGCATAGGCGATTCCGCTGGGCCCGCTGACCGTCATCGGCGTGCCGCCGACCGCCGACCCGGGGGATGTGGTGCCGGCCGCGTCCTCCAGGGGCCAGTACCCCACGAGGTCGGGAGAGGCGAGCGTGCCGCGGTAGAGCGAGGAACGCAGCGGGGCAGCGCCCTGTCCCAGGCGGCGCAAGATCCCAGCCGCCTCCAGCGGGACGTAGACGTCGGCCCCGGAGACGTCCCAGCGCGAGGGCAGGGAGGAGATCTCCCCGCTGAACCGCGTCCGCCACGGTGTGATCCGTGCGCTGCCGGCCACCGACCACCCGTTGCCAGCCGCGTCTGCCAGGCCCGAGGCCTCGTCTGCCTGTGTGGTGAAATCGACGTCGGCGACGGCCGCCCCCCCGATCCCGTCCAGCACCTTGGCCGCGTAGACCTGCAATGGGGCGAGGCTTCCGCCGGTCGAGCCGATCGCCAGCCTGGCAGTCGAGTTGAAGATCGAGGCGACGCCCGTCGTCACGACAGGTCCGCCGACCGGGCTCCAGGCTGAGTCGATGTCGTCGGCGACGTAGAAGCTGGCGGTCGAGCCGCCAGCCCCGTTGTTTGCGTCAAAGGTCGCCCGGACCGCCTTGCGCCCGGTGTCCGGATATGGCAGCGGCGCGGTCGCGGTCGCCACAACGGCGTTGCCGAGCGTGCCGTCCGGGCTCCAGAAAAATTGGAGGAAGCCCGCCGAGGTGAGCAGGATGCCGTAGCTGACCTGGCTGGCCGTGCTGTCTGATTTGAACAGGAGGTTGGTGGACGAGCGCCAGGACGGCAGATAGGCGTCCATCTGCAAGTCGATGTCTCCGACGACGCTCAGCGCAGGCGTGTCCGGGCATGAGCAATGGTCGCCCGGCGCGGGCACTCCCGGGAAGTAGAGTCTACTTCGGCCCAATCTCACCGAGTGGCGGTATCCAGTGTTGCGCGAGAGCGCCCCGAACCAGAGGCCGGAGGGGTTGCGCAGGGACCATCGGCCGTCGCGGTTGTCAACGGTGGCGCGCAGCGCTGACGGCTGGACAAAGGACGTCTCGTCCGAGCGCCCACGTGTGATCACGACATTGTCACGGGAGTAGACGAGCGCCGTCACGTCCAGCCATGAGCCGGCGAGCTCGACCTCGGCGCGCTGCCGCAGCACCCCCTGCGGGAAAGGCTGCTCGGCGACGATGTCGACTCCCCCGCCCGAGGGCGCGGGAGGGTAGGCCGGGTCTGCGAAGAGGTCCCAGTCTGCGAAGAGGTCCCAGTCTGCGATCACTCCAGGTACTTGACCCAGCAAGTCATGTTGCTGGCCGTGGTCGCGAAGGTGGCGCGCACGCGCAAGAAGCGGCTGACCGCGATCCTCGGCACCGCGTTCGGCGCGAAGACTCGGACGTAGGTCAGGTCGGTCGCGCCGGCCGCGAGCGGGACCTGCTTGACGTCGAAAACCCTGGCTGCCGTGATCGCGCCCTCGGCGGTCGCGGTGTAGCCGGTCAGCGCGGCCCCCAAAGAGAGCAGGGACGCGGACTCATTGGGGTCGTCTGGGACCAGGCCGGAGGCGACGTGCGCGGTGACGGTGGCGGCCACGTCTGCGCCGAGCAATTCCACCACGGACGCGGCCCCGGGCGCGACGTCCAGCGAGAAGCCCCAAGCCAGGACCGCGATCGTCCTGGTGCTAGGCGTCGCGAGCTGGAGCATTGTCTTGACGGCAGTGCCCGTGGTGACCTTGGCCTGCGCGGCGGTGGTCGGCGCGGGGCCGTTCCAAACGGTGTAAACAGGCATCTTTCAAGCCCTTCCTAGGACAGCTTGGACAGACCCGCCTTGGATCCGGATCTCCTTGCGGAGGCCAGCCAGCAGGCCGGTGCCCTCGATGACGATCCTGTGCACCATCTCGCCGCTCGAGCCGCCCTCGGCGAGCATTCGCTCCGTGTCGGGATTGGAGTGCACGCGCGATCCCGCGGCCGGCCGGACCAGCTCGCGGCCGTGCTCGCCGACCATCGTCAGGCCGGACGCGGCCCCCCCGACAATCCCGCCGTGGGCAAACCCGGGCAGGTGGCCGAGCGCCCCGCCGATCGCGCCCCCGACCGAGCCGAGCTTGTCTGTGATGTAGGAGACGGCGCGCTCGATCGGGTCTGTGATCGCATGGTAAAGGCCGGAGAAGACCTCGGCGATGTATCGCCCCAGGCCGGAGACGCCGCGCCGGATCGAGCCCCAGTGTCGGGCGATGAGGCGGACCGCCAGGCCGATCGGCCCGGTCAAGACCGCGAAGAGCGCCGGCCACTGCGCTTTTATCCATCCCCAAGTTGCCTGCGCAGCCCGGGCGACCGCCCGAAAAGCCCCGTCGACAACCCTGCGGAAAGTCTCGGAGTGCCGATAGGCGTATATCAGGCCGGCCGCGAGCGCGGCCACGGCGAGCACCGCGAGCATGATCGGATTGGCGCTCATCGCGGCATTGAGGGCCCATTGCGCGGCCGTCACGAGCGCGGTCTTCACAGCCAGCGCGGCTTGGACCGCGCCGGCCCGGAGCATCCCGAGGTTGAGCGCGGCCATGCCCGAGACGAGCATGCCCACCTGGCTGGCCATCATCAGCGCCGGAGCCCCGAAGGCGAGCGTGCCGGTTGCGACGTCACCGAGCGGCCCCTTGCTGCTGGCCAAGGACTGCGTCCACCCCTCAAAGACGCGTTTGGCTGTCTCTATCTTGGCCTTGCCGTTTTCGCCGACGGCGGCCATCATCTCGTCGGTCGAGCCCCTCACTGCGTCCTGCATGACATCGACCTTGGCCATCGCCGGGAGGACGCGCTTGAGGCCGTCCTCCCATTGCGTGTTGAAAAGAGCGACCCCCAGCCTGTCCCGCTCAATAGGGTCCTTGATCGCATTGAGATGTCTTAGCACTTGCTGCGTCATGCCCGCGGCAGCAGGCCCGCCTTTTCCAAAGGCGGTCACAGTGGCGTTGACGTCCATCCCGAGGTCTTTGAATGCGGAGCGCGAGCGGCTTGAGTTGTCGATCGCCCGCAATGAGAACTCCTTGAAGGAGTCGGCAATGATGTCCGTGTCGCGCGCCCCGCCTTGCAGCCCCTCCTGGAGAAGCTTGAGCGCGCCAGCGCCGCTAATGCCCATCTGGGCAAAGTGGGGAGAATACTCGTTGATTGTGTCCAGGAAGTCGCCAGCCTTGTCCGCCCCGGTCTGCATTCCCCTGGTGATGATGTCAAAGGCCTCCGCGCTGTCTTTGGCCAATCCATTCTTGACCATCTTTCCGGCTGCCTCTGTGGCCTTGGGGATGTCGACGCCGAAGGTGTCGGCCAGGGCGAGCGCCTTCTCGGTCATCGCCTGCAAGTCCGCCTGGGAGGTGGTCGACACGTCGCCCAAATTCGAGGCCACCGACCGGATCGCCTCATTGACGTCATCGATCGAGCCGCCCCAATTGTCTCGATAGACCTTCCCCGCCACCTCCCCTGCCTTCGCCGCGTCCGCTTTGGACAGGCCGAGCTGCCCGCGCAATTTGCTGTTCGCGGCGGATATGTTCATGTTGTCCGCCAGGCCCTTGGCGAGCAGTCCTCCCGCGAGCGCGCCCGCGCCCGCGGCTGCCTTGGCGAAGCGACCGCCCCACTTCTTGCCTGCGGACTCGCCGGCCTTCTCGGCTCTGGCCCCGATCTTGGACAGGTCCGTCTTGTCGCTGGAGGTGACGACAATCTCAATCTCGTTGCCCGCCATCGTCATCGCCCTCCCTTCGTCCTAGGCTCTCAATCTCCAGCATGCGCAGCAGCTCGGCCGGCTCGGCCAGCGCCTGGCTCGGCAGGCAGTGGAACTGCCGGCACAGGCCCAGCACGATCTTGGCCCTGGTCAGCTCGCCCGGCTCGGCGACAGGGGCTCCATCGGGATCGACGCCAGAAGGGCTCTCCCTCCATCGCTGGAGGGCCGCTCTAAAGGGCCGGAGACTCCGATCACGGCCTCTATCCACAGGCCGAAGAGCGCCATGTTGCGGCTGAAATCCCGAGCCTTGACCGCCTCCAGCGACGGTCGGACCGGGTTGCCGTCCGAGTCCTCCAGGTTCCACGTGACGATCGCGTCGGCAAGGGCCTGAAAGATGCCGGCCACAGTCGCCGCGTCGGTCTCGTCGACGTCCTGCAAGCCCATCAGGTCGAGCGCTTGCCCGCTGGACACCCCGCGCATCCGAGCCTCGAAGCCGTGCTGGTCGTCATCCGGGCTGTCGAAGACGACCCGGTACACCTTCGGCTTGTCGACGTAGCCCATGTCAGGCCCAGGTCGGCACGGTGCCGTCGGCCAGCACTCCGGGCACGGCGAAAGTCAGCTCTCCGGACTGGGCCCTTGTCAGCGGGTAGTCCGTGAAAAGCACCTCGTTGGCCAGGGTGACGCCATTGACGGTCATGGTCACCGTGCGGTTGACCGAGGTGCTGGGCACCGTCTTGAAAACGTCGTGGGACTGGTTGGCGGTCGGGTTGAAAACCCCGTTCAGCGTGACCGAGAAGTCGGCCAGCAGTAGTAACCGCTCCATGGCGGACTTATCCACCCCGGTGATGTCCTGCACTCCCCGCGGAGTGGCGAACTGGAAGTTCGTGATGTCGTTCTTGATGGGACGGACGGTCCCGCCCGCGTCGTCCACGCTCAGCGTGGTCATCCCAATGCCCGAACTCTTGGCCATTTCTGGTCACCCTCTCTGAATGGCCGTTGCCAGCCGGTCTTGGTGCGTGGCGAAATGATCGACCCATGACTCTGATGTCAGGATCAAAGGCGCTGTCCCGCGAGGGTTGCCACGATGGTCTCCGTCGCGGACAAGGTAGACCTCAGGCCTGCCGACCGGCGTCTCATGCTGGGCGAAGCACCTCTGTCCGGCCTCGAAAATAAAAGTGCCAGGCTCGGGCTCGTCGAAGACGCGGCCGGAATCGTCGCGGATGTACCGCGCAGCCGGGCCGCTCGCGTCGACAATGGTGCGCCAGCCGCGCAGCTGGGCCTCGCAGCCCACCTCGGCGCAGGTGGCCGGCCGCAGGTGCGTCGCGCGCGGCATCGCTACCGCATAGGTCTGATATGCGGCCGCGTCCATCTTCGGCGGGACGCGAAACATCAGAAGGCCACGGTCGAAAGGTTGCGCACGAAGACCACGTTGAAAGTCGCGGCGGAGAAGGTGCCGGTTGTGACGGCCCGGACATAGCGGCGCACGGTCGCGCCAGCCGCGCTCGCGATGCGCTGCGCGCCAATCGCGGCGGCCGCCGCGAAGGCCCCGCCCGCCAGTGCGGCAAAGGCCGCGTTGTCGGCCGAGTCCTGCAAGGTCACCGTCACCGAGGTGCCGGTGAAAGCGGTCACTTGCAGGTAGGCCTGCCAGCCGAAGAGGGTGGAGACAGCCCCGAAGTCGATCGCCGCGCCGTTGGCCGGCGCTGAGTCGGAGCGAAGCCCCGCGGTGAGCTGCTCCCCCCACTCGAGCCCGAATCCGTTGGCCTGCGCCGAGACGGCGAAGGTCAGCTCTCCCGACTGGGCGCGGGTCGGGTCGTAGTTGACCTGCTTGGCCAGGCAGCACGCGCCAGGGTTGCCGAGCGTGGTGCCTCGCGCGTATGTGACCAGCGCATCGGCGGTCGGCAAGGGCGAGAGCGCGACGTGCTCGTGGCTGGC